AACGGCGAGCAGATTTTTCGGACCAATATCGGCCCAACGGTCCAAGTAGCGTTTTGACAAACGGTGACCAATCACTGAGGATACGCAAAATCCAGCCAACAATAGAAAGCACAACAATAAATATGAGTGCCCAGGGCGCGTTTTGAGAAACCCACCCAAAGGTTTGCGTATCCACTGATTACATTCCTTTTTCATCAGCAATCACCGGAAGCGGAGCCTTACGCCATTCTCTAGCCCACTCGTCGTAGCATCCATCTGCCATCAACGCATGAAATACTGTGAAACAAGCGTAAATTACACCCAGATTCCAACCGTATCCCCGCCAGTCGAGAGCGAGTGCCCAGAAAATCCCGACTGCAAATGCCGCGTACGTTACGGAAAGTACCCCGTGACCGATTATCGCTAAGGGCCATATGGTAAATGTTATTCCAACCAGACAGAATACGGCGAAGGTAAGAAAAATTAATCCCCAAAAGTCGAGCGGGAGCTTTTGTTCCACTACGCCCAGAGTAAATGACGTAGAATCCGGCCTGACGAAGTAGTCCATTCCCTGACTGAATGTCACAATAAGCGACAGGACAATCACAAAGCCCAAAGGGACAGAAGTCGGCCCCATCTCTGGCGGGAGCTTAGGAGACTTAATTTTAGCTAAAAACCCCTTGCCCATGTCGAGTTAGCCCTTTTTGCGATTAAGGATTTCTCCCAGGATATCGTTGCCAGGCAGACCAGTTGCAATTGAAATAACATCTCCAACGGCTCCGTTAGCCCTGTTGGTGATCTGCTCAATTGCGTTAGTGACGTGATCGCGGATTTCATCTAGCCCGGTAATAATCTCGCCGGGAGATGGCACAGTTGGAGCGTCTGTTTTATTCGGTACGGCAAACACTGCCGCGCCAGCAACCAGGCCAGCCCCGATACAGCCAATCCAACCAATCGGATCGTGCGGGACAGAGGTTGCGGCAGAACCACCGAATGCAGTAATAAACGCCATCAGCGATTTAGCTATGGTTGCGGGAGTGTATTTCATTTCTGAGCCTTCTTTTCGTTATCGTTGAAGATTGACAGTGCCGCTGGGTTAGTCAACTTGATATACTCAAGAAGTGCTTTTGCGTGCTCAATAGCCCAGCCGTCAGTTACGCTCGTATCTCCCGGTTTCTTAGCCCCAGGACTCTCGCCCCGAGCCAATTTTACGATTTCTGCAATGGCCCACTGCTCACCGCGCAGGGCTGCTGGATCAACAACCAGCCCCATGTGGAGCATGGCGTCGATATTGGCTAGCGTTTGGCGCTCTGTCATCCATCTATCGTTATTTGTACGGTAAATGGAGTATGACTGCCACAATTCCTCGCCAGTAGCGGTGACGGGCGGCTTTGTTGGGGTTGGCGCTGGTGCCGAGTCACCCCGGCGATAACGCGAAAAACCGTCTGGCCTAATCTTTCTTTTGATAAAATCAGCGGTCTTCGGGTTGTTGTAGGTATTGTATCCCATCTGGAAATGCATCCAATCGCGGATATCCCAGTACCCACCGCAATAAATTATATCCTCGTAGTACGCAAGGAGAGCGTCCAGTTCCTTGGATTTATTACCGGGGTACGCCTGCGCCTTGGTAATTCCCAGACGGAATTTCTTTTTGTCTGGACCTTGCCAGTTCAAATCCATCCCGGTTCCGTTGAGATGGTTTGACGTAGGAACCGAATTCGTTTCGGTACGTCCACCCGAATCTTCGTCACGCAAAGGTTCTACATATGCGTTGTAATCGGCGGCAAAAGCCATCATAATCGTATATGGTTGGCCTTTGAGCAATTCCAAAGAAACGCTATTTGTGCCAGGAACCGTGCCCCACTGACATTGTGCTACAGAAGCTTTCGCCGGATTCCAGCCATTTTCGCTTGCCATGAGGCCATCTTACCTTACGCCCCTGTCAAAATCGGGGCTATCGGCCCTAGCCAAGGGCTATGTCCAGTCGTACGCTGCCCACTCGTCAATGTCGGTTCCACCCTGAGCGTCATTGGATGCGCAGATCATTCCTGCCGATCTATTTAGGGATGATACCCCAACAATTGCTCCAGTGTCATTCCATAAATCAACAGCCGTGTTGTTGACATACGCTACGTAAGTCTCTGAATCGGGATCGTAACCAATTCCAATTGTGTCGCCAGTTTTCCACTGGTGGTTGAAGAATGTTCCCCGATTGGTGATAGATGACGGGGAACTGCCAGAAACAATTCGTCCACCAGAACCAATACCCAAAACGCCAATTTGGATTTTGACACCGACAAAGTTGGTCATGCCAGTATCCGACATGCTGACAAAAACAGTGTCACCAGTCGCGCCGAATGGAATTTTAATTGTCCATTGCGCGTAATTCTTTGCTGTTTGGAAAACTTCGTCGGTAAATAGTGCAGCCCAACGCATATTGCCAGTAGTACCGGACGCTCCGATTGCATTATTGCGAAATGCGATATGAGAGCCACCACTGATGACGTTGTATTTGGCACCAATTGTGGTGCGATTATTGAAATTGTCTGTCCACGATCCTAGAGCAGACTCCAAAACGGACACCCGACCGTCAATAGCCGCGACAACGGGATTCGTGGGACTAAGGGCAATCAACGCATTATCTTCGATCCCCAACAGGCGGCGCACAAAGTCCTGTCCCTGTGCAATAAAATCACCGATTGTGGTGCCTGAGCCAGGGGAGCTTTCTTCTAGACTAAAGAACCCAAAGATTTGGTCAACCAAAGCTTGCAAATCATCGCCAACGAGGCCCATGCCATCTCTAACGTCAGCGATAACCGCAGCCAATTGAGTAACCGCACCACCCACGATGGGGATATCGCCAAGCAAATCAATGAGTCCCGCCAGGACGGTATCGACAAAGCCGTCCAGAAAATCTGTGAATGCATCGACATTCACGATATAGGTGGACATGAAATGCCAGGCAGCTTGAAACAAGTTGATGGGGAATGCCAAACCACCGTCAAACCCGAATAGCGATCCGATAGCCTGAAAAATATATTTCAGATCGCCAAGGTCAATTGCGGTCGTAGTACCGCCGCCGATAAGCACCAAGATATCATTGACAAAGGCTTGAATTTGCTGAATGACATTTTGGTTAGCGGAATCCACCCCCTTTTGCAGCTTCCGCAAATACTGAGCCATATACTCAGAGTTGTTATTCAATTGGATGAGGTTCTTGGCCTGATCCTTGTTGTACGAATCTGACGTGATCGACTTAAGTGCGCGAGATTCCGTAGACTCGTAGTTATATGATCCGTATTGCGCCATTATTCAGCCTCAATCATTACTACATCATCCCAATACGCCGTGCCGCCTGTGACGTTAGCCGTGCAGACGAGTTTTACTGCGATTTCATCAACCCCGCTGGGGATTGTGTAAGTTCCCTCAAGCCTCTGCCAGGCGTGAAGTCCGACAGGGTGGTCAATAGAATCAATATCGTGGTCAACCGGCGTGCCACCCATAAAGGTAGTTGTCACACGCAAAACAAATCCCTCGCCGCTGGCAGAGGTAACGTCTTCCCAAGTGACATAGGCGGTCAGATCAAGTTCGTCGCCAGGTGCTACGCCAATTTTTTCTGACCGCAGCACCTTTGACGTGCCGTCTGCATCAATTCGTACGCAGCCTGCGGTAGCGAAGCCCTTGTTTGAAACGCGAATCCATGAACCGGACGCCCGAGTCCAGTAGTTGATACTGTCACCGAAGAATCCGTTGTGAAGCAAATTAGGTCGCGGAGGTTCTTCGTAATCTGGGTCGTAGTCGATGGGGTCATAGTTAAATGCGCCTTCTACCTTTAATCCAAGCTCAACCCTGCGATTTTGTTCATCGTAAGCCCAACTGGTGATGCGGTGCCACAGTGCAATTTCGCCGTACCAGGGGTTGGTTCCCCGTACAAAAATCAAATCCCCCAACTCGTATGAACCAAACGGTGCATTTGAGTGATCTGGGTCAACAACGATTTTCTTCCAGTATTTCGGAACCGTGCGCTTTTGCAGCTTCTTAGCCGCCCACGCTGCCGCACGTTCTGTAGAGTTAATCTTGGCGTCTTCTTCCAAGATTGTCTCGCGGAATTGCGTATCGTCGGCATTCCCAAGTTGTGAATTATATACGCTACCGGGCTGCCAACTGCGAATGATTACGTCCGTTACCGGCTCAATATCTTTTTCGTCGGCCAGTTCGGTCTTGAGCACATTCTCTCCGACAACAAAGGCCAGGTGCTCTTGGCGAACCCCTATTCCTGGTCCTGAAGAAGAATACCCCAACAATAGCTGTTTTGAAATTTCCGTACGGTCTTCGCTCCACCAGGATTTTTCCAGGTAATCAAAGGGGATATCTCTAGCTAATCCGTTAATTTGGTCTGCACAGTCAACGAAGTCAACGGCACGAATAAAAAGAGCGAAGAAATCGAACGTGAGAGTGGTGCCGTCGAATCCGTAGCCAGGGAGCATCTGCGTCCCACTGCTGGCGGGGTAAACTTCAACCCCGAGTTGGGCATTGGCAAAAGATTGGACATGTACCCACACTCTCTGTACGACCTCAAACGGGTCAACGGCGATATCATTGTAATTTTCTAGCCAGGGCTTACCCTTGGGGTAATCAGAGAATCCGTATGTTTCAATCTGCATAATCCCAGACTCAGGATCGGGTATAGCAGATTTGACAATGGTGCTAAGCATGATTTTCTTGACGCCGTTGAATTCCATTTCCAAATGCACCCATTGACCGTTTTTCTTCCAGTCAAGAATGGGGTTTGCAAATGGGCTGACGCCGAATTGAATGGTGCCCGGTCCAGAAAGTTGCCCGCCAGCTTTCGGCTCTAGTACCTCTAGATCACGGTTAAGAATTACGCCGGTATTCGCTTCTTCGATAATGAAGCGCATTCTGTCTGTAATTGTCATTCGATTACCTGGTACGCATTTCGCCAGCAAACGAACACTTGACCCACAGGCGTCGGAACAATTTTATGGTCATACCCAACGATATCCTTGAATCCGAATCCCCCTGACCTATCAGGCCAACCACTGTTGTCAAGGTTGAAAGCAAATGCATTTGTACGGTTGGTAGCCTCGGAGCTAACAACATTCGATGTATCAGTCCACGGCGTACCAACGTCACTATCGTTAAATGTCATTGTATAAGTGGTGTCACCTGTACCACTGTTGTAATCTGACCTAATTCCAGCAATATCGCCGTCTTCAAAATTTCTGGCTGTGTAGTGATATTCTGATCGCACTGAGGAAAATGTCGTCGGATCAGAGCCGGTGCGAATTCTTAGATAATTACTGTTATTTTCGGCCTTAACCTCTAACATCAAAAAGTTTGTCAAAGCATCATTAGACATAATGATGATGCCGTTACGACCCTTGGATGGGTTAACCAAAGTCGCGTAACAAACCTGGTCACGAGTGTTATATTTACGCTCGTTATATCGACACACTGCGCGCCAAGGCGTGCCGATATTTCCCCGCAGATAATTGGTGTAAAAGTCCTTGTTAAATAAATCGTGTCCGACGATGACCTTGCCGGATATATTTGTAAAAGTGGAGGGAAGCGTTGTCTTCTTGATGTCATCAATGGTTTCATACCATTTACGATTACCGAGAGCAGGTTGCCACGTATTGACTTCTTCCGAAGTCCACCTAACCGGCACCGGAACGCCCCAGGGGATGATTAGTTTATTGAGATAATTTACCCCGGTCATTTGTGCTCGCTGGTTGATTCCATTTGAATCAACAACTCGTCTACGCCAGGGGTACGAACTAACTTCTAGAACTTCCCCGTCTTCTAGCTCCAAATCTAATTTAACCTGTTGGTCACCAATAGTGATAACCGGGTTAGTCATCGGTCCAGTTAAAAGAATACGCACCCACGAATTTGCATTACCGGCTTGATAAACAATCGTAGGTGCATCTTGTTGCAAAACTTCGGTATATACTTCTTCGGCAGCATAAGCAATTGTATCGCCTCGGCGAAACTCTGCAATTACTTCATAGCAATGGTCAATAGGCTCACCATCGGCGTTCATAACGCCTTTTGGATAAGTGAACTTACCGGGACGACCGTATATCGCTTTTGTTATGCCATCTCGTCCGCAGAAGTACAGGGGCATCATTTCGCCCCAACTGTACCGAATGTCGTCAGCCCGCCAGATTCGCTGCAAATCTGACAGTGAGCCATTTATGAGATATTGGCCCGTATCCGGCTTTTCGCTAATCCACCTATTTTGCAGAACTTCGATACTCAGGTTGATCGGTCCCGGCGTGATCTGGTCATTGCCAAAGCGAGTGATATCTTCAAATGGCACCTGGTAATCCTGCGCCGCAACGCCGTACGGTTGGATATCAAACCCGGTTACCTTGTATGCCGTATGACGACCCATAATGAGGTCACCAATTTGATACTGACCAGGAACCAGATTCGCTACCATTAGTTATAATTCCCTGCTCCCGAACCAGCGGCGGCTACTGCAAACATCATTTCGTTAGTCATGTCGCGGGGGTCTTGCCCAGGTCCACCGTACACATTAATTTGTCCGATCTGCGGCTGTTGCCCAACCACATTGCTTCGCCTATCAAACGGATTTCCGAAGACCCGCTTGTCCTCTGGGTTGTCTTTGCTGTAGGTTTTCAGTGTCCCGTCATTCTGATCCAAAAGGAATTTAACATCTCCCTCTAGAGCACCACCGGCTCCACCAACCAGCATTCCCAAGAAATCTCCGACGTATTTACCAGCAATTCTGTACGCTTCTTGTGCGAGGTCAATAATACCATTTACCGTAGATAGACCGGCAGAAATGAGCGAAGCCACCTGACTGGCACCGCCGATGGCCGCACCCGCAGCGCCACCGTCCATCCCGCCGCCCGCAGCGGAGGCGATACTGCCAGCCGCGCTGAGTCCAGACCCCACCGCAGAGGCGATATTTGCGGCTGTTTCAACGAATTTCTGTACGTTGTCGATAATCTTCATCACGTCTTCGGAATTCTCAATTCCTCTGACAAGAGTGTCACCGAGGTCTTTTGCTGCTCCAACCGATTCCAGTACGGATTCGATGGAAGTGAAGACTTCACCGGCGATATTGCCTACGTCGCTAGCGATTCCGGCTGCTGTATCAATCGGGTTTGCTTGGCGAGCTATGCCCTTGTCGCCTGTTCCGCTGGACTGAATTGATTCCAGAGATTTCGCCGTAGCACGACTGGCGGGAGTGTCCTGATCCTTTTGCGACTGAATAGTGCTGTCGAGAGTATTGGCAGCGGCAATCGTGGCTTCTGTAGAGGCATTGCCGTCCTTGAGAACGCGAATGGCACTGTCAAGATTACTGTCTTGAGAACGAAGCTCACTAATAATTTCGTCTTGAGATTTTGCGGTGAGATTTGTATTGGCCGCAATTTCTGCCAATTCTTCTTTTGACAGATTACTTAGATCGGCACCCTGTTTCCGCTGAGATGCATTTTCTGGCGCACTAAGGTCAATTGCCTTTTGATCTACGTCCTGTTTAGTGCTGGTTTTATCTGCGGCTTTTGCTGCACGGTCTGCTAGTGTTTTGTTGACGTTTTCTTGTAGTTCAACCGGGCGAGGCTCGTCGGAAACTGCCGCAACATTCTTGGCAGCGCCGTCTTGTGTTTTTGCCGCATTTAATTGCTTATCGGCAGCTTCTTTGTTTGTTTGCGCTGTCTTGGCGTCGGCGGCTCGCTGGTCCTTGGCCTCGTCTTTTGCGCCGGAAGCAACCGCGCTCGACAGTTTCTCTTGAAGCTTGTCTTCCCGATCCCGTGCCAGCTTTTCGTCAGAAACACTCTTATCACGGCCAAAGCCAATTTGCTTACCGAAAAGGGTGCCCTTGCCCAGCGGATCGGATACAAATTTCAGCGTCTTGAATAGGTTCTCACCTATTTTGTTAAAGATATCGGCTAGTTTCTTGCCGAATTGAACTAGCTCACTAATCCGGCCCAATCCCTTGCCAAGATCATATGGCCCCATTGCAGCCTGAGCGCCACCGGCAACACTTGCCCCAGCAGCGTTGGCTTGCCCAGCAGTACCGGACAATCCCGTGGCGAAAGCTTCGCCAACCTTTTGTCCAGAATATAGGGACCAGCCTTTACCGGACAGTGGACCCTTTTTCGTAGGAGAACGCCCATGAATGTTGTCATTGACCGCCTCTGCCAATCTTGCAGCAGCTTGACCAACAACCCCAACCATAGAACTTAATCCGGCAGCAAATGCATTACCGACCATCACGCCGTAAGACTGCGCTGATCCCGCCAGGGTGGCAAATTGACCGAGGATAGAACTACTGGCGTTTTGAACGGCAGCAATTGCCTGATCCATCGAAGATTGCACACCCTGTGCAAAAGTAGAGAATGACGTTGACGCCTTGGACGCTGCGTCTGCCAAGGAACCTAGTTGCCCTGCGGCATCCCCAATATTGCCACCGATATTGACCTGTTTGCCATTTAACTGGTCAAGAGCCTCAGAGGTTGTCTTGATCTTATTGTTTGCGTCATCAAGTTTCGACGTATCCGGTACGGCAACAGGTGGCGTATTTACCTTGGGAAATGCTGCCCGTAATGCATCTGCCTGTTGCTGCTTTTCTGGGGTCGATTGCTTTGGAGCTTCAAGCGGAACCTGTACGGGATTTTCATTTACTGCCTCTTGAATTCCCTGAGTTACACCATCTGAATAGTTTTTGATATCCTCAGGTTTAGCCGGGGCAAGATCAACATGCAATAGACCGGCTTTATCGTTAAAAGTAGCAATTGCGCCTGGAATTGCTTTTGTTAGTTTATCTATAATTCCCGGTACGGATGTTTTATCCACATCCAACTTAACATCAAAATTGCCAGTAGACTGGTTGGCAAGAATTTGCGCATTGATTTGCGCAAGGGCTTTGCCAACATCATCTCCGGCTTTAACCTGCAATAGCACATCAATAACAGGAGCGTTGCCGCCGTGATCGGCCATCAATTTCTTGATTTGATCTTGGCTGAGATTGGCTTGTTTAGCTAAATTTTCAATAGCTGGTGCCATCTGCTCAAAAGCGGCTTGCGTACTTCCCGCATTTACAGCAGCAGTTTTGAAGCCGCTAACTAGCGACTTAATATTGTCAAATAGAATTTCTGCGTTATGATTCGTTCTATTGAATCCGTTAGCGTCACCAAGTAGCGCATCCCCCAAGCCACCGGAATCATTAAACAGATTTGTGGCATTAGCGATTTCTTCAATTGTGTCTGCATAAGCAAACATACTCTCTGTCTCGTCAGTTTTATCTTGACCGAGCGCCTTAAGGGCGGCATTAAGCGCAGATAATTTTTCGGAAGCGTCGCTGCCAGAGTCACCAAGCTTGTCAATTGCATCTGCTAACTCAAATGTGCCGGGGCCAGCGGCAGCCGATGCATCTCGTATTTCTACAAATGTATCTCGATATCTTTGCAGAAGTGCTCTAGCTTCATCACCCTTATCGCCGGTTAATTGCAGACGATTGGATAAAATGCCAAATTCTCTATCGGTTCCTACAGCCGCTTTGGCTAGATCATCACTAGTTAATTTGAGAGCTTCAAGTTGTTGCTGTGCTTTCGCCGCTTTATCGCCAGCTTCTTTCAGAGAGTTATATTCATCAGAATGCTTGTTTTCTCCCAAACCATGAGTTGCCTGGGTTGCCCCGCGATTTGCGGAGCCTGGGGTTGCCTGCCCCTCTGCCCCCTGCCGATATGCATCCACCATTTCCCCCATTAAGCCGGGGGTGTTATCTGCCGTATCCTTAAGATTTTGCCGCATTTCTTCCATATCCGACTTAACCTGATCGAATACGGTTTTGCCATTCAAACCCTTGTCGGCAGCAAAAGCTTCTCGAAGTTGTTTTACATTGTCAATGGAATCTTGAGTTGCTTTGTCTACGGCGGCCTGAGCGTCTGTTATTTGATCGGCACCCGCAGTCCATGCCATCCAAAAGGCTGCGACAACAGCAATGACGCCAAGCATTATCATTCTTACGGCAGAAAAGGCAGCCCCAACAGAAACCATGCCGCTAGCTATTTTTGCGCCGACTTTTCCAAATCGCTCTGCAAAAACTGCCATAGATAACCAAATACCACTAAGTGTTCCACCGATTGCGCTTAGCGTAGCCATAGCGCCACCGAGTGCAACAACCATTGCAGTAACCGGGGCCATAACCGTACGCAAAACGGTTATTGCCGCCGCAACCCCCAAAATACCACCTATAAGTGGTGCGAATGCCGATAATTTTTCAATTGTATATTGAAGCATAGGAAGCAAAAGCTTAAGTGCCCCAATAAAAGAATTAACGAAAACGTCGCTAATTTCTTGTATTGCGTCGAGAAATGATGCAATCGTGTCTTTGAATTGCCACAATTCTTTTAACGTATCGACAAGTTGACTAATCTTGTCAGTGCCAATTCCTTTAACGGCATCGGCAATATCCTTGAGAACGCCTTCTGCTTTGGAATGTTCAATTATCTTATTGAACTTTTCCATTGACTTAGCGAAGGTATCTAACGGATTTTCCCCAGCTTGTTTTGTGGAGAATAGAGTTAGAATACTCCACAACGCTTTAACAAGACTCTTGCTGCCATTGACTAGATCGATCATGCCCTGTTTGGCATCATCCATCCATTTGCGCAAATTGCCGTTTGCGCGATTTACAGAGGTCCAGTTCGCAAATTTCTGAGTAAGGCTTTCGGCACCAGCAGACATGTCGCGGATGAACTGCATACCGACAACGCCGATATCCTTAAATCCATTCAATGCTGGAATTAATGCATTTCCAAGGTTTTTAACCGTACCCTGGACAGCAAACATTCCCATATTAAAGTCGGCAACAGTGCTGCGCTGTTTAAGAAATCCAACTAGATTGTCTTTAACACCACGATAAGCGTATGCTAAGCCAACAGCGGCTTTAGTAGCTGGGCCTTTGAATGTAGCAACAAGACTGTCTATATCCTTATCAAGCCCTTGCGTAAAGACTTCGGCCATTGCTGTGCCGACTTCTTTCAAAGAATTTTTTGCTGAGTAAAGAGATTTCGCTAATGGCTGAAATTTTTCAGGAACTTTAGCAAGCGCCTCTGCAAATTCTTCTGGAGTTTTTGCCGATAATGTATCTTTAAGGGCATCTCCCAAGATTTTAAACATTCCTTTAAGCGGGAGAACTGCAAAACCAATTGTAGCGAATGCGCCTGGTAAAACCAGTAGCCCGCCAGCGAGGGTTTTTGCTGCACTAAATAATCCAGTAAATAAGCTAGATACGAAAGTGAGGGATTTTCCTACGGCCTGAACTGCTGCTGGGAATGCGTACAAACCGGCAACAATAGCCTTCGGAACTTTGCCAAGCCCCTTAACCATGCCGATAAGTTTGCCAACGCTATTTTTAAATACGGCTACGCCAATAAGCCCTCTAGCCAGAGGACTAGTAATTAGCGACAAAATTTTGGTAGTGTCGATTGCAGCTTTACCAAGCTTTTCCACACCAATAGTCGTACGCAGAATAGACGTGGCAAATTTAGCAAATTTGCTTGTGCCGTTATTTGCCGTCATTGCAAGCTTGCCAAAGGCATTAAAGAATTTCTCGTCAATAAATTTCCAGGCCGAGAATTTATTTAATGTTTTAAACAAACCACCAGAAATACGTTGAAAAGTTGCTATCGCTAGAGAGGCGGCACCAATCTTTCCTGCAAAATTAACAAATTTCTTTTGCCCATCAGACATCTTGCCCATCGCTTCATTGACGCCAAAGAAGCGATCACGCATTCCACGCAAAGCGACATTAAGTAAAAGAGTTTTACCAAGAAATTTGCCGATACTTTTTCCTGCGAATTTATCATCGATAATGTCAGAGCCAATATCACGGAACGCCTTAAAAGTTTCTTTGGCATTGGCAATTGGACCAATTAATTCTTCAAATGCGCTTTTAGCTTTAATGGCCGTCTGAATAACTTTGCCAATGTCTACATCGAAATCCATAAGGCTTTTGCTGGATTTCTTAGATGATTTTCCTACTTTATCGAAACCACTATCCAACTTGCCCAGACCGGCGTCGGCAACCGCGCTAGCAGCAGCCACCTTCGCCAAATCGCGCTCTAAAGAACCTAATTGCTTTTCCAGTCCCTTGAGCGACCGCTCTACATTTTTTGCGGTGGCAGCGAGGGACGCGAGAGCGTTAGCTGCGTCATCAGCACCGCGCTTGTCGGTGTCGATGACAATTTTGCCATGCGCTTTTCCCAAATCGTAATTAGGAATGTCGCACCCCTCTCGCTACTTCGTTTTCAGTTTGAAAAACCCGTCGCCGAGGGTTTGCTCTACGTTTTGTGATTTATCCTGATTTATCTTGCTGGTTCTCGTCGCAGCAGGCTCCTTGAAACGCCGCAAATCCTCTTTCAAATAGACGCCGAGAATCCTCAACCTTTCGGAAGCTAGAAACTTTTCTGCATTGCCGCTCTTTTTGCCAGAATAACGCTTTCGGATGACGTTTTCTGCGGCATTCATTTCGGATTCCACCATCGTCCCAAAGGACCAAACTCCACGATTGAGGTAGAACGATTTTACCGTTCTTGGTGGAAATCCCCATAATTCACTAGGCGGGCAGTTGTACGACTTGCTCAGCCGGTACATCTCCCACACCATCCTCCGATTCTTTGCGAAACGTGGACAACCCCTCCGTATCAAGAATTTCAGAGAAAAGTGCTACCCGGTCATTGAATGGGATGCTATCGACATAAATCACGCCAGCCTTTTTCAGGGCTGCATGATCTGGGGTGGGTTGAATTGACGGAGCAATCACGCCCGCCACGACGATGGCCCCAATTGCGTCATCCATCTGCCCGAAATTGCTCAGCACAGATTTCTTGATTTCATCTTCCCGAGCTTCATTCGGCTTTTCAGCGTCGTCTTCACTCATGGATTTGGAAAAGAAATCAAGCTTATCGACCATTCCCATGCGAAGAATGTCATCCATACCCAAACGGCGAATCAGGCAGATTTGCCCAGAGGGGGTAGTGAATTCAAACGGCTCGTTCGACGTATCCGGCCTGCCCCATGTCGTGGGTGCATACCGATCTGCGTCGGCAACAGTAAATCCGTTGTTGGTATTGTGATTTCCCATTTTGCGCTCCTAAGCTACGTTTTTATATTTGATGCCCAAAGCCACGTTCGCCGCTGTGCTTGGGGCAATACCGTATTCTTTTGAAAGTTCTTTGCGAGTCGAGCCAGACGAATATTTTTGCCGAATTTCTCTAACTTGATCGTCAGTCAACTTGGCCCTATGATTGCCGTATTTTGAGTAGTCATATTTTCTGTGGCAACTCTTGCAGCGAGGGTCATAATTAATAAGATCAAGTGCGTCGGTATCGTGTCGATGCGACCAATCCTGTGCGTTATCGTCGCAATCGGTACATTGATTATCCGATGCTCGACCACGCTGCCAAAACAACTTTTGGTGGATGGCCTTATACTCTGGTGTATTTCAGATAAGCTTGTTCATATGGCCTACTTTCGGCTCCTAATTATGATTTTTGGGTTTTATACGGAAAACCCGGCATACTGAAGACTATGCCGGGGTTCCGGCTTCTTTCTTACGATTCTGCGGTGGTGGTGGAAATTGCGGGGCAGTAGTCGCTCAGTAGCGAATCCACTTCCGTTGCAACGCGGAAGTAGTACAGAGTATCGGCGGTAAGGCCGGTAACCGTAGTGCTGTTGGTCGTCGGCTCACCACCGGCACCGGAGGACACTGCGCTCCAAGTGGTGCCGTCAGTGGACTTCTGTACCATATAGCCGTCAGCACCGTTAACCGCAGTCCAGCTAAGGGCCACAGTAGTCGTGGCAACGGTGCCAATCGACAGGTTCATCGGGCTAGCTAGCGGATTCGACTCTGGGGTCAGAGTGAGAACCACATTGCTTTCATGACGAATAATGTCATAAAGCAAATCGTTCTGATCGTCCAGCAGAGGCAATCCGACGCCAGAGGCGCTGGTGACGAAAAACTCACCGTCAGCAAAATCGCCCTGAATGGTGTCATTGCAACGGCAGCGATAAATCCGAACGTGAACGTCGCCACCGGAATCGGAAACGATACGCCCATCAATACGGAAGAAAGGCCGCGTGTCGGTTGCTTTCTTGCGGAGAATGATCTTGCGATTCGGAGTCAGGCCAGACTCAATTACAGAGCCACCGGACATGATCGCCCATGCCTTGACAGAAATACCACCGGCCTCAAGTGACCAGTCAACCTGGGCACCCTTACCACGAGTGGTAATCAGTCGGTCATCGCCGCGAAGCTCAGCGAATTCCTCCGACTCAGAAAACGAAAGCTTCTGCATGTTGGGCAGATCAATGCTTTCGGTATCAAGCACGGTTCCCTGAGCATCGGTGTATGGGGTCAACTTCCCATCGCGAATGCCGTAGGGCAGTGCGTCAGCAACCGGAGCGGTCATTTTCTATATCCCTTTCCTTGCCTACGGCATAGGCTGTTTGTACTTCTCTGTGTTAACCAGTTCCCCGGTCAACGTACTGTAGTAGTGAAAAACAACGTAATTCTTTTCGGTCTTGCAAAACCTAGAATTACACTTTATCTCTATTAAGTTGTTTTTCGTCATTTGCCCGAAGGTTTTCCCACCGGGGCAAGACAGAAACATTACTCATCCGAAACAGAGAAACCGTATTCGTTCTCCACCAGATATTTAACTGCCTTGGGGTTGATACCGGCTACCGGCAATTTGTAGCCAGTCTGCCAGTCGAAAGTCAGAGTCTCCTGAACAATTCCTACAGAAGCGAAATCGGCCTTGCTGATGACTCGCTGCGTTCCGATATCAGAAGCGCCCACAAGGAAAGGACCGTTCTTGCTCCGTTTAATTACGGGCTGAGCAACAAATCCATCCTTATCCAAATCAGGCTCCGTGCTCGCCCCGACAGGCTCCACCGGGTCCGAAGCGACCAGCGGGCCTGTCTCTGACTTCCCAAAGCTTGATCGTGCTGCCATCGTCCTGCCTCCGTAGTTGTTCGCCGTTACGCTGTTCATCCTACCCCATTTGAGCTAGGTTCTGTGGTACAAAACCCCGTAACCGGCATTGCGAGTGACCGTGTTCAGCCCCTCGTCGTACAGATCACCGGATACCCCCGACTTTCTGACATTCGTAATGCTATAGCCATCGGTTCCGGCTTCATTTTCTAAAGGCAAAAGAAGTGCATCAATCGCCTCAATTATCTCGTCAAGAGCGTTGAAATCCGTGCTGATTTCTTTAGGGGAATGCACCCATATCGTCAATAACCTTGACCCTCTACCTAGCCGTGGAGCCAGGCCAGATAACGTCACTTCTTCCCACCGGACGATGACAAACGGGCCATCGTTTTTTGGCCTCTCCATCACGTCATTCTGATTAAATACAGAAGTCTCGTCAATGCCCAGTGCTGCCAAAGCCTCGTCTGTAGTCAGAAGCGTTTCAACCAATGCTCTGCTCATAATTTCCCTAATATATCTTTCAAGTCCCGCATCAAGTGCTCACCGATAATTCGCATCGACGGAATCAAAATTTGCCATTCACCGGAATGCGCTATCTCAAGCCAGATTCCGTAGTAAACGGAGTAGCTGAGCAGAATTTCATTGCCTGCCGGGAGGGCCATTAGCCCGCCACGGGCGGCTCCGGTTCTGTCGGTCCAGGGTGCATTCGTACGCATATACGCCTGACCCCAAGCCGCATTTCTATCTATTGTCATAGAAACGGCGCGGTCAATTCTTGAATCAATATTTCGGAGTCGCTTTTCCAGCGGTCCACCGTCGAAGTCGAGCCGCACCCTTGCCATTAGGGCTGCCTTTGCGGAGTGTTTCCGTAAGTAATTAATCCGAATTTACGCTCGTAGTTATTGAACGGGTATTCGGAGTGAACGATGTATTTTTGCTGCCCAACCGTCCAAGTGTCGCCAATTTCGCATTCGCAGTCATAAGTGCCGACGAGGACCACATCAAATTTGTGATAAGTACCGTCATCACCACTTGTATTGTAACCATCCTGACCCGTATAGATTACCTTGTAGTCAGTTTCGGCCCTTGGGGTGCCTGCTGACTTGGTAACTCCCTTCCCGGCAGTCTTTACGGAAATGGTTGGGATTAGGGTGATGGCAGTCGGATCGTCCCGAATGAAGGCTTCGGTTAGCCTACGCTGAATGGAAATAGTGTCTGGCACGCTACACCCGCTTTAGCGTATGAAATGCAGCCCTTGAGCGAGTTTCGGGTACGGGATTATCCTCAAGTTTTGACTTGTCCAGCCAAATTTGGTGCATTGCCTGAGCCTGATTAAATAATTGACTTAGCGAGCGCGACGAGCCAGCTTCGGAAATATCAACGAGATTAGCATATTTGCCAACTCTAGCCGCCCAAAATGCGAGCGTAGTTTTTGTGATCGAAAGGCCAGCGTCCAACAAAGTACCGATATAGGCGTCATCCCACCCATCAGCATCCGCGTCATCGGGAATGTTGATTTTGACGGCGGCGAGATTTTCTTCTGTCGCCATCTATTACGCCCCGTTTTCAGCATCTCGCTTATCTTGCAAAGCATTTGCCAAACGATCAATTAGCTCGTCTTTGTTGCCATCGGTCTTTTCACCGATTTTCTTGAGTTCTGCCTTCAACTCAGCAACGGTGTAGTCAAGAACCTTTGCGAGGATATCGTCATCAATATCATCGCCCTCGTCTTCCGGCGCAGTGTTGTCGTAGCCAAATTCCGGCAGGATCGGCAAGCCACGATCATCTGTAGGAATTCGTTCGATCTGACGGCCACCCGCATCTTCGGTTTTCTCAGCCTGAGCGAGATAGTCGTAACCGACCTTATTTGGCATATAGCCAGCTTCTTCATGCGGCGCAGGAGATTCGCCGGGAGGGAAACGGCGCTCATTCTCGACAACTTCGTCGCCCCGAGAGCGTTTCCGCAGAAATGCCTTGTCTTCGTCAGACATTGGCTGATCTGGACTGATGTACCGTCCCATAGCTTTCTCCTAGCTTTGCCGAAAGTAGTTAGATAGCCGGTGAGCGAGTTCGCTACAGTTACCGTGCTGGCGGGGGAGTCGCGAATCTTCCGCTCACCGGCTATCTAAGATTTAACTAGGGAGACAGGAAACCCGATCCCTTTTTGTATGCCGTAGGAATGTCGTAATCTCCCGAGGCTTTGATCTGGACGACCACACCACCGGCACGCTGGCGAATACCAGTGCCGAACGAACGGGCGTAGTAGCCTTCCACCAGCGGATAACGCTGCTGGTTGCCTGGGAGTAGACGCAGACCACGGTATGCAGGATTCACATGCTCGCGGAAACCGACGAGGTTCTGCAAATTCGCAGCGCCACCAGTTCCGAACATGAAGAAGTATCCCGCAGGAATGTAGCTTTCCTCAATGATGAGGATATCGGCATAGCTACCGACAACTCGCAAACCCTTGAAGGTGTCAGGCGGCAAGCTGCCCAGCAAACCCTCAGCATTCGGCAGAATCATCGTCGGCTGATTTGCTGCCGGAATGAAGTCGTAATTGGCGACTACCGAGTTGGCCGAAACCGAACCGGCACGCCAGCTACGCATCTGCTTGACCTGGGTCTTATTCGCTAGCATAACGAACACGGTGCCGTTTTCCAGACCGAATCCATGCTCAGCGATATGCGAGTAAGCATCTTCCACGTCAGACGAATCAATTGCGGTATTACCGCTCACGACGTAGTGGTCATGGTCACCATCGAATGCGGCTCCCTTGTACGACGGGGGAATCGTGCCATCCCCGTTGTAAAGAGGGTATACATTGAAGTTCTGGTTACGAATATCGGTAACCCGGTTACGGTTATCGAAAATCGACTCCATGATCTTGCGGAAAACGAGGCGACGATCAGCACGCAGGATTTCCTGGTGAATTGCGTCAACCTGGCGTGCATCCGCATCGCGGAGGAACATCCATGTGTAGCGAGTCGCGGTATCGTAGTTCTTGAAATCGTAACCAAGCTGGAAGTAATCCAGTTCGATCCGATTACCACGCGGCTCACCGAATTCGGTAGCTTCCTCAAACTGTGCTTCGCCCACCTGGGGAACGGTTTCAATGGGATTGACAACGGGGAAGGTAAACAGGGCAGAAAGCCTGTCCATCGCCTCGTTATACATCGTCATTGATTCCTGATAAATACCCCATAGGGCATTCAGGTCAATACCGTCATTCGTTACGGTAACAAGGTCACCGGCTGTGTGGTAGCCGCCTTGCTGTTCCGAACCGAAGATCGGGTAGACGGGAATGCCGTCGATAACCGGCAGTCCAGCAAATTCCTGATATGCCAGCTTCATGGCATTCCTTCCGTATTTCTCTGTGAATTAGGAGGTTGAAGGGTTGCTATTACGGAGCGTTCACGGTCCAAGCACCATCGCCCCGCAGGTACGTTGTTGCATCAGCAGTTCCGGTGGTGAGAATCTGACCAATGCTGATTTTATCAGCGCCATTCGGATTCCTCATAATCAAGCGACCGTCGCTCGTAGCAAAACCGACGAGAACACCGGCAGTTGCTACGTCATCGACAGTGCCATCGGAATGGCCGTAATACTTAGTTCCGGCAACAACTGCCGTCCCATCGGTTTCAACGAATGGGAACACTTCCCCAGCTGTATGCACGTCGATGGTGTCGCCAGCCTTTTCGCCCTTTTTGGTACGAATAACAATACCGACGATTCCCGAAGTGCCCGGTCCTTTAACTACCAAACCAGAGCTATTCAGGCCGACAGCCCAAACCTTATTGATATCGGCATCGGTCCAGTCAGCGTTCAAAGCAGCGCGGAAGCTGCCGACCTTGGAATCAGTCTTGTCGATGCGAGGCTTGAGGGCCATTGAAACACTCCTAGTTTGAAGTCGCTGGAATAGAGTTTAGCATTTGTCGCGGGAAATCAGGTTCGCAAAACGGAGAAACGTGTCTCCAATGCCTTGCGGCGGGTTGCCTTGGCAGAAGCGTCGGCAGAGCTACCAGGCTTACCCCCAGAGGCTTGCCCCGGTGTAAATCCACCAGCGCCATTTCCATTGTTATTCCCAGAATTATCTTCGCTTGGCTTAAGCATATACGGCTTGCGCTTTGCCAAATCTTTCAGGGCCTCTTCAATTCCCTCAATGGAACCCTTTGCCGGATCAATCTTGATATTCCCGCGATCAATCATCACGGCCACATCTGCCGGGTCATTCCACTGGTACTTAGAATTCTCAAGAATAGCAATCTTGAGAATATTACGCTCATTCACCAGGGAAAGCGTCTGGTTTTCCTCCGTAAGACGAGCCACGTCCTTACTGAGGTTTTCTTCTTTACTCGCAGTAGCACGGCGAGCTTCTTCTTCTGCCGCTTCGCGCTCTGTCTTTTCTTGTTCGTATGCGGAAAGATTCGCCTTGGCCTCTGCATTCTCTCGCAGAATCTTGGCGATCTGTTCCGGCGTTAGTTGAGGGTTATTATTTTCCTCAACCGTCTTCTCAGGCGGTGCCCCTGCTTTTCCAGCATCCGTTTCGACAGCGGCACTTTCACCTTCTTCGCCTTCGCTACCGAAAGGCGGGCGAGAAATCAACGCTGTTTGTGCCCACGCGGGCAGTAGGTCGAATTGCATGTCACTCCTATGTCCAGAAACAAGGCCGATAGTCACCATCATAGCGCATTACGCGGAGGCAAAGTCGCTATACATGCCGATTTTCACATTGTTGACGAAGCTATCCCAATCGGTTAGGTGTGGCGTGCAGAAACAACGGCATTGAGGGTGCGGTTTCTCCGGTGTCTGCCCCACGGGAAATAGCTTCTGTCGAGCATATACTTCGCATAAGTCACCATCATCCGGTTCATGCACCCTACTCAAATTCCATTGCAAATAATCAATCCACGGTCGATTTTCAGCTTGAGCTATTGTGGTGGCGTGAAATGCGTTATTGAGTTCAGTGCGTCCAAGTCGAATTGCGGCATAAGATACCCCGCCAGGTGCGTTGGGGAGAATATGCTCTCGCACTCGTTTCGCAATATCTTTCGCGGAATCGCCCTTAACGATGGCCGAATTGACAATGCGTTCAACGTACCCGTTTGAAAGACTTCTGGATCTATATACCCGCTGGCTGAGAGGTATTGTTGATCGTAAATATCGTGACATGACATGAGCAACCCCCAGTGCGGCTGACTGACGTTGGCTAGCTAACCAATCGTCCTGCTCTTTGTCCGTTTTGAAAATTAAATTCAGCGCCCGAGATTCTGTTTCCGAAAGTGCGTCTACGGCGGCTTCTGCTGCGTCTTTTTGGCCGTCCCGAATTACCGGGCCTATCCCTTTGAACAACCCGTAGTTGACTTCCCGCACAATTTTCATTGTGGAAACTAATTGGCCTGCCCGAGTTTTAGAGCCGATACCGGGTTTGTCTTGCAGTCCCAATAAGGCTGAGTAGGCGTCTTGCGCTGCGTCGAAAAGAATTCCCTTGATTACCGATATCGTTTTGTCCTCAACCAACAGATATCGACCCAACCACTGTTCTCTGAGGGTATTGTATCTGGGTTGTTTGGCGAACGGACTGGTCATTGAACGGGAATTCCTGACCACATACCGTGGTTTGCGGGCTGATTTTTGTACTGATATTCGTAAACTTCGTCTGGCGTGGCAATAAGGTATCTCCAACCTAATTGCTCATTGGGCCACCCTTTTATGTCATTCATGCTGGGGTGTGGTGACCCATCTGGGTGCGTGTGAAAAACGCCGATGATTTTGTCTTCCCCTACATAAATCTGTTCGATGGCCCGCTTGTAATCAATCGCATCCATAATGAAATTCGCGTCTGGTTCGGGGTGCGAATTTTTAACGTACACGATATCGTAGCGATTAGTGATGAAACCGCACACTTCGCTAGATGATTTTCGGGCTGCCAACTTTAGCGAATTGACTGTAGATACGGGCAATGCGTCCGGTACGTCTGCCAGCATCACATGGGGCTTATTTGAAACGTCGAAATCTGCTCTGATTTCGGTGCTCATGTATTTTTCTTCTTTCTGCCCTTTCGGGCTGCGGCCTGCCTACGCCGTGTAGGCCGAGGCTTTGATACACGCTTGCCCTGTATCTTTGCCATGTCTTTATTGTACTTCTTGATGCCAGCTTTCGACTCAGCTTTAGTTCGCTTATGCGTACCGCGCCTTACGATGAGGGTTGGGCCAGCTTTCCTGCTTGTACCGAGCCTTGCCTGAATTCCCTCGCGGCTGCCCGTTCCCGGCGTTGCGTATCGGAGAGCCGGGTTATCCACTTTGACATTTTTTCTAATGTGTGTGCCGATAAGATCACGCCGCGATCCCTCCGGTGCTATTTTCCGATATGCTTTGGAAAGAAGCGAATCAACAACGCCTCTTTTTCGTACCGACTCAAGTCTAGCGTAATTCCCGAATACAAGTCGCTTATTGGTGCCGGGGAGAAATGACCCTGTGTTGAAGCCAACCGTACCCGACTTTTTAGAAACGCGAAGATAGGGGATGAAGTTCTTTTTCAGTCCACTAATCCCAGCGCCCCGTTCTTGGCGAGAAGCGGCGCTACTGAGAATTTTTATCCGCTTCGGACGACGACGTGCCGCGTGTCCTTTTTTATTTGCTTTAGAACGAGCAGCACGACGCGCCTTACTAACCCCGGTAGAAATCCATTTCCCATCGGGGCCACGCGGCTGCCTTGGATTAAATGCCATTTAATTCCTAAATTCTTTTGCGCTTTTTACGATCTGCCTTGCCTCTGCGACGATCATACTTGGCTTTGCTGGGGATATAACCGTCTAATCCCCGTTTCCTGCGTGCCCTATCTTCTGCTCTGTGACGGGCCAATGCCTTAGCGTCACGACGATCACGGGCAACTTTATTTGCTGCGGAAAACTTTTTTCTAGCCGAACTGGCTTTTGAGGACTTAGATTTTGGAGGGCCGCTTTTGCGAACTTTACGCCTGCTCTTTTTAGCAGCACTCCTCATCCCCATTGTAGTTAAAGCTGTTTTGCCAACAGCATCAAGACTCTGTGAACGAGGCGGTCCCGTACCAGGCTTCCGTTTTTTGGGACTAACTGTCGCTTTGGGTTTTGGCGCTCTCTTGGGTCTTGAGGCAATACGCTTTCGGGCGTCACTTTTCAGCTTATTGACCTTGTGAGTCCTGTATTGCCCTACGCCCTTATTCGCTCCGTATGCAACAGCGCCCACCGCTACTGCACCGGCAGCACCAATTGCTACCTTTTGGCCGGTGGAGAGCTTTTTGCCTTTGCCCTTCCCCCTGCGTTTACGAGCGGAAATCAGGGACGCCTTTTTAAGGGCAGCTCGTCGTGCCGGTGTCAAGCGATACGGCTTAGCCATTACCCTCTCACTCTCTTGCGTTGCCCAGCATGTGAGAACACCAAGGTGCTGGTGTGAGAACGCGTACGCAAAATGCGAACATTATTTACGAGATTGCGTGTCTGGCCGTAAATCATATAGCCCGCTACGGCGGTTCCGGCAATAGCCCAAATCTTGCCGCCGGTGGTCTTTTTGTTAGAACGCTTTTTAATTTGCTGACGAACCACTCCGCGTGTTTTGCGTTTAAGCGCACTTGCCCTTTGCGCTTTCCGCAGGGCGGCGCGACGTGCTGGTGTCATTACATATCGTTTAGCCATTACCAACGCTGCCTTACTACTTTGCCCTTCGATGTGACGCGAACCTGCTTGCCAGATTTGTAATCAAATCCCTTAACCTTTTTACCATGCGCTTTGGCAAATCTATGTCGTGCCCTTGCATTAACATCTTTGCGATATTGGTGAAAAAGAACAGTTTGCTCTTCTTTTGAAAATTGCTTAGCGATTTTTTTATCGAAGTAATTTTTGCTACCGGGCTTAAGGCTTTTACCTTTATATGTTTTAGCTATTTGTCTAGCTTCAAGCCGACCACGTACAGAATTGGTTGATCTATGGGCATGATCATGACGCTCTTTCATTTTCACGTCATGCTTTTCTTTTGCCGTTAGCTTGCCGCCTTTTTTCTTTTCGGCAATTTTTACGAATTTGCGCTCTGCCGCTGGGGCTACAATCAATCGCTCGCGATTTTTGTAAACGTAGTTACCGCCCACAATCAACCCGGCAGCAACGGTTCCGACCACGGCAGCTTTGGCTATATTTTTATTACGCGTGCTTTTTGAAGCGGCGCTACCGCTTTTACGAACTACGGATTTGGCCCTGCCGGTGCCTTTTCGGGCACGCGCAGAGGCCATTTGAGCACGGCGCAAGGCCGCTCTCCTGGCTGGCGTAAATCGGTAGGGCTTAGCCATGACCTACTTCTTCTTGCGAAGTGCCCGTGCGTTGCTCTGGTACTTCTTTTTCCTACGAGCAGCGGTCTGAGACTTTGCTACGGCTTTACCGTAGTTATTCCACTTACCGGCTTCGCGCCTTGCCTTCGATGCACCGGCAGCACCACGACGCTTTGCGCTACTAATTGTCTTCTTCGCGCTTTTCTTCGCGCTATTGAGCTTTTTCTTGGCAATGGCAGTTTGGGACTTCTTTACGGCGCTACCGTAATTCTTCCACTTTTTGCCTTCGCGCCTGGCCTGCCTGCTCCTGGCCTTTATGACCTTTTTCGCGCCCTTGATTTTCGCCTTGCCTGTTTTTGTTTGAGAAGCGCCGTATGCGGCTGCACCCACGGCAACTGCCGCTGCGCCAGCGATAGCGATTTTCTTACCGTTTGACAGTTTCTTGCCCTTACCCTTGCCCTTGCGCTTTCGCGCAGACATAAGCTGAGCACGCTTAAGAGCAGCCCGACGAGCCGGGGTAAGAACGTATCGACCTGCCATTATTCTGACCTTCCCTCAAGGATATCGTGTACGATATAGATTTTAGCCATTTCGATCATCTTCAGTTTTTCACCGGGCGAAATGGTTTCGCAGGTTCCCCCACATTCACTCAGTAAAATTAATTCCCCTTGTTCGGGGTGCATAACCTGAGTGATCGTGATTTCAGCCATGACAACAGATTCATCAACGATCTGCTGCACTTCGCTTTCATTTGCCACAAATCAGCCTTTCAACTTGTAGCTAGAAATCGTCGGCTTCTTTATGTAAATCTTGGCCCCTTTGCCGGTCAACGCAGAACCACGACGAGTCGCAGTGCGAACCGTCAGCCTCTTGAAGTAGCGCCGACCAAACCGGGCCATACCGGGTATTCTACGCTATACCCGCTGAAAATTGACCATCTGCGGCAGGATTTGCGTTCGGGTCTGCATTCGGGTCTTCCCCACCGGCATCACCTGCATACGGATCGCCAAAGGCAGCCTGAGCCTTCGCATTTTGTTCTTCCGTAATCATTTGAGCGGCTGTTTCAGGGTCACTATCTGGGAATTCATAACCCAATGTCATCAAGCCAGATACCACCATTGACAGGGTAATTGCCCCAGAGGTATAGAGAAGTATAAGTTCCTGAATTTTTGCATCCCGATTGATCGGCATGGGATCGTCAACAATAGTTTGAACCATAGAACCATTGGACTGAATCTGCTCGTACGCTGGCAGCCACATTTCTACCAAATCATGGAACATCTGATCGGTAGTCAAAATCCATTCAAGTTCTTTTTCAGCGTTCTTGGCGATAATCGGTCCCATTTGCATTAGCAATGCAATTCCCGACTCTGCCACGGCCACGTCCACGGCTCCCACGGCTATCTCTGGGGTGCCCGATCCTTGCTGTAGCGCATCATCAAGGAACTTCATGTGGTCCTGGTAGGGAGACACGTCAGAAACGCCGGTCACCCGATCAAATACCTGGTCAATGCCCACTTCGATGACCTGACCAGGGCCGACGTTCCAGTCACCAATTGAACCGTCGGCGTTTTGGGGTGGCGCGGCGTTGGTTTTGTACATCCCCAAGCCCTGCATAATCATCGTCAAATCTTCATCTGTAATTGACTGATTGATCGCAAAAACGAGGGTTTCCATCCCCGCCAGTTCGGACATGCCGAAGCTTGAGTTGGGCACCTGGTTGTTTTTGATATGGTAAACCGGCAGTTGAGTGATCTGCGGCGGCAACATGAACGCCGGAATATCTTGCTCTGGGTTGGGCACTCGCTTCAGTTCGTCTTGATCCTGAAGTCGATCATCCCACTTGCCAATCTCCCAACAAGTTCGCTCAGAACTAATGCCCTTGGCGCTACCGTCTTCGTTTAGTTCTTTGCGGTAAGTCTGCCGACGCGCAACTTTTGCTTCTTTGTCATCTGGTTTTGTTGGGTCTTGAACCAAGTCAACAATATGGCATCCAATAACACGGGTGTTATCGTTAGGATCGTCAATAGGGAAATACTGGCGCGGATCAAGTTCATGGAGACTAAGCCTACTTCCCTGTGCTTTTTTCGGATCGGCAGTGATATACCACATGGCATCGCCGCGAATTAATGAATACCGCTTTTGGTTGACGAACTTGGACTTGATTTTTTCGCGCTTAAAGAACTGAGCGAAATATGAGTCAACGTCATTTGCACCCTGAACCGTGTCAGCGTTAACCGGGTTATTATTCTCAGCTTTCGGGTCAACTTCGTCACCCTGGCTCTTGGTATAATAGTCGAAATTCACCATCAGGTAGCGGCATGTCGCCTCAATGATTTTCTTAGAGCTTGGCATGTAAATTGGGAGCGCATTCTCCCCACGCAATTCAAGCTTGAGCGATTCCTGCCGATTGTGGTACATGCCGTCGTAAAGGTCGTAAGCAGCAACCCGGCGCTTATCAATTAATCCTACGATATTGTTGTCGTCAGCATCCGGTACAAATTGACGAGAAGTCGAATACTGGATTTCTTCAACGGCCATTGCTGTATCCTACCTGTTCGGATTGGGGATGCCCGAAAGATTCGCCGTACGGGCTGTCTTCGATCTGGTCGTACTTGCCATGCCGGTTGGCATTGATGCACCGGAACCTGCGCCTCTAGTCCCGATATTCCGTATGAATTTAGCCCTGCTGACGCGAGTGCCGCCTTGAAACCTGTTGGAGGGATCGCCGTACAAGCCCGCCAGGAAGCGGCCTAATGCTTCTGGTCCGTGATCGTCTTTTTTCATTGGCAATTCAAAGCGTTTCGTAGAAATCTCGCCTTTGGACTGGTCCTCTGTATCTGGGTATCGGTACTCAGACATATCGTGAATAGTCCTTGGGCATTTCACATCGAACATCAACTGCGGTCGAATGTCGTCGTACCTGCCGTGGGTTGATTCGTCTAGGGGGTCATAGGCAAGTTCGTCATGAACGTAGTTCTTGAGGGCAAGCCGTATAAGGTCGAGCCGGGATTTAAGCTCGCCGCCTGTATGAGGACGCGCCGATGCTGGCAAGCCCGCTTGCCTGAACTTTCTTTCGAGAATTCTAGTGTCACCTGGGGAAGCGGGGTCAGGGTAAAATGCAACCAAATTGCTGGGGCAGAGTCCACGTCGGATAATCTCATCCGCAAACTCATCTGCGGTCTGATTCTCTTGATAATGTTCATGTAGGACATTTATCGCTCCAAACGGGCTGATCTGAATTAGTAGCCAAACATTAGGGTTTGTCCACCCGTAGTCTACTGCGGCTACGGTCTGCCAATTGGGATTAAACTCAAGTCGCTTGACGTGTGTTTCTTCATCGAAGTCCTTGAACACCTTGCCGACGAAATCGGTAAATTCTGCCCCGTATTCCTGATTAAACATAGGAATTGTCAGTTCGTCCAGCACTGACAGAACTTCTTTATCTATAGTGAAGTTGTTTTCGCGTGCTATCTGGAATGACGAGTATCCGTACATTTCTTCCATCATGCGAACGAGCTGTTTTACGTGTTTATCTTCAGTGGGAGTCTTGTAGACGAAGTTGTTACGCCAAGCAGGCATTCTAAAAGCCTCCCAGTCTTTGTGCTCCTCATCTCTGGCGTAATTAAACAGATCATAGAACCAGTTTTTGCCTTCGGGGGTACTTGTATGTAATGACCATCCATCGAAGTCGCCTAGCGTCGGTCGAATCATCTGCTGCCACACGATGGGCTTGATTTTCGCGGCCTCCGCTAGAATCGCACCACTAAGTGCTTCACCAACGAGGCTTTCGGGATGTTGAGCAGATTTAGCCTGAAATACAAACGCGCCATTCCACAGCGATATCTTCATTAGCCCAGAATCAGTGCTGTTGTACGACCCCGGCGTGTCCATTGGTATCTGTAGCTTTTTGCACAGATTCCAGAAAACGCGAAATTCTTTTTCGGCAGTCGCATACTGCGGCCCCACTACCCAATATTCGCGCCGAATGCCTTTCGCCTTGAGGTAATCGGCCTCCATTTTTGCAGAGAATGCAAAAGGTAGTAGCTCATGACCCCCAACGTATGATTTGCCGAAACGTCGGCCAGCGCACACTACACGATGCCGCGCAGTTGACTCCATAACTTGCAATTGTCCGATATGAGGATCAAATTCCACTTGCGGCTGATCCAATATCGCCCATTTGTTGAGCGTTGGCATCCCATTACCCTAGCATCACGCCGCTGGACGCAATGCGATTGTCCCGTGAGCAGCGGCAGTGGTAACAGCCGTAGTCCATTGGGCTTGGTAATCCCCCACCGTATTAACTAGGTTTGAGGCAATTACCATATTATGCGAAGTTGATCCGGTATTACTCCATAAATCAAATTCATCTGTCCATCCAACACCGGATTGCGAACCACCTGCTGCGCTAGGTCCAGCGGTAGTTGCCTTATATGGCGAAGATGTACTTGAATTGCCGTTGTGACCAAAACCGGCAATAACCATTGTTCCAGAAGTAACCGGGGTAATTAATGTAGAAGTTTTGGTTGCACCGGAACCAGGCGCAGAACCGACGGCGGTAACGTCCATTGGAGTTGAACTATCAACCCCTGCGTATTCCTGAACCCAAACCATTCCCCTTGCACCGACGTTGGGGGCGACATTAATGCTCGTAATTCCAGCCCCAACATTATGTGCTGTTAAAATATGCAAATACGTTGAGCCACCCAGTTGTGCTACGCGAGAGGTAAACGTAGCTGACCCGCCAGTCGGTGTGATCGTGCAAGTTGTTGACGTTGACCCACGGAAATAGGCAAATACAACAACCGTGTTTCCGGCGGTTGGGGTGATCGAAAGATTTACCCCTCCGGTAGATATATTGCTAGCCGCAGAGTTATGAGTGACCGGCGAACCGACTTCGGTTACCGGAACTGGGTCTGATCCTGCCGACCAAGCCTCGTCCTCTCCAACATATACTTTGCTAGCGAGCGTGTCGCCAACATAAATTTGAGCGCCGTCAACTCCCAAATGTAATGGCATTAGTCAGGCACCACCACATACACGGTATTTGCATCGGGAGAGCCAACGGCAGCATATTCGGTTTCTGTTCCCGTCCACAAAGTTAATGCAGTCGGCGTTCCATCTACAGAACCAGAAACCCCGTAGGGCGGCGGCGATCCCGTAGCTCCCGTAGCTCCCGTAGCTCCGGTGGAACCTGTCGCACCAGCAGGTCCAGTTGCCCCAATTCCACCAGTTGCGCCGGTAGGTCCAGTTGCATTATAAGGAACCCATCCTGTATTTCCAGTGCCAGACTCTTTTACATAAAAAGTAGTTCCGGCACTGCCGTTAGTTCTTGCGTAAACAGAGCCAATTGGTGCAGTTACCGCACTTTCTGGTGTCCCACTGCCCGAAGTCCAAATTGCTGCCGTGTTGTTGAGTTGCAGAGGTCCGTAAAGCTGACCGCCGCCGCGCGTCAAATAGCCTTCGGACAACAATCCGCTGGTGTAGGAGTAGCAAAATAGTGATGAAATCCTAAGCTGCAACTGCCCGCCAGGGAGATTGAGATTCGTCAGCGTGTAGCGCAGCTTTGTTATTTCAGTTGCGCCATTTCCGGTGTAATAGACCACATGCTCCTGCAAGGAACTTCCGGTCACGGAATACGCCGTATACCAATTCCCTCCCCAATACGCTTCGATAGTCACATCGCCCGCGCCCCAGGTGCCGGGGAAGATGATTCCCAGTGTTTGCGCGTATCTTTGTAGATTCCGAGTGGGAGGGAAATTCACTGTAATGACAAATACATCACCGTTCGCAAGGCTAGGCGAGGTATTCGTAGACCAGGTTGTTAGCGAAGAATCTGGCTTAAACCAGTTATCGCCACCATTCTGATAGGCGGTTACGTCAGTCCCATTCCTGGTAACGGTCGTAGTGCCGCCGCGCAGATTGTTGAACGCCAGATCGTTGAAGAAGCCGGGAAACTGCGTCCCGTTGCTAGATTCGGCAGTCAGGTTCAGGGCTACATTGTGTAGTGAATAACTTTTCGAGTTCAAGGCAGTGTTAATTAGTGCATAACGAGCATTCAGCATTGCCTTGAGGTTCGCCCAGGTAAGCTTCTTCAACCCCCACGACGCTGCCGAATCCGACAGCGGAATCTCATCGGCGTCAACAGGTGTGGACTTGGATGTGGCGGCGTGAGTTAACGAAGCAATATCGGCGGCAGTGGCCGTAGCTCCCGTAGCACCAGTTGCCCCTACAGAACCAGTAGCTCCCGTCGCTCCCGTCGCACCCGTCGCACCTGTCGCACCTGTCGCACCTGTCGCTCCGGTAGCTCCCGTGGCTCCGTTTGAGCCATCGGCACCCTTTATATTCGCAACTACATTCCAAGTACCGGAGGTTTTTAGGTACACATCTCCGTTTGTGGTGCGGAGGTAGTAGTCGTCGTCATTTCCGTCACCATTATCAGGTACGCCAGAACCGTAATCCCACGTTGCGCCTCGCGGCCCAGTATCCCCAGTGGGACCGGCAGGTCCAGTTGGGCCATTTGCTCCGGTAGCTCCAACGGAACCCGTAGCCCCGGTTGGTCCGGTATTTCCTACAGAACCCGTTGCCCCGACACTTCCAGTTGCGCCAGTTGCTCCGTTTGCGCCCGTCGATCCTGTCGCGCCTGTCGCACCTGTAGCGCCAGTCAAACCGATTGGTCCTACTGCGTTTGCAACAACAGTCCACGTTCCAGATATTCTCTGGTAAATGTCTCCGTTTGACGTTCTGAGATACATGTCATTATTTGCGCCACCAGAAGGTGCGCCAGAACCAGAAGTCCACAAATTACCATTTGCACCGTTTGTTCCTGCGGCACCTGTTGCTCCTGCTGGCCCTGTTGCGCCGTTTGTCCCGGCAGGGCCAGTAAGATTCGTAACTAAATTCCAACCCATAATTAACTCAATTCGTAGATTTGGCCGGTGAGGGTATTTAGGTAAAAATCCCCCGGTAAAGAGCCTTCGATTTCATCCGGTGGGCCTTCGCCAGAAAACCAGTGTTTTCCTCGTAGGCCAGTTGCTCCAGTATCGCCTTGCGGCCCAGTTTCGCCTTGCGGTCCAGTGTCGCCCTTCTGGCCTTGAATTCCTTGTGCGCCACGATCCCCCGGTGTAGCCCCTATTTCGATAGTGGGGTCATTTTCTGCCAAAGAAACGGTGCTGTCTTCGGAGTCAATGTCAAAGGCGATTTCGGCAGGGTCAACGTCTACCTCAAAGACAATTAGATTACTCATGTCTTTTTCTGCCCGTCCTCGCGGGTAGTAAGTCCGTTGCACAACACTTTGTCAATATCATCCGCAGGCACCATCTTAGCCCGCCAGAGCAGCTTAGGCTTAATTGCGTCCGTAATTAGGTAGTCGCCCAGAATCGTCGCTACAGAACCATCTATTTCCGCTGCGAATTCCGTAGGCTCAGTAGTGTCGATGATAATTGATACGGTAGCGCCTTCTGGGTAATCAGTAACAACGTATTGCTTTTTGTCATCGTCATCAAGAACGGGTGCGCCTTCTTCGTCAACCAATAGCGTACGATAAACGATCTTGACGTAAAGGTCTTGACCCTTGGTTAATGGGAGATTGAATACGGGCGGCGGCTTAAGGAAATTGGGAATCGTAGCCATATCGGACCCTTCACTTGCCGTTCCAGTTTTTTAATACCCGTATATTGCTATTCCCGTTTTCGTCATTCCAGGGAATATTGTCTAGTCCAAAGTAGTCCCAGCCTACACCAACTTGCAGGTAGGGTGCGGGAACTGGGGGCTGGTTGTTGTTGTCATACGGCAGCCAATTGAGTGTCTTGCTACCGAATCCATCGTCAATTACCTCGTAAGTATTCCACGGCGTGTAATCCATTCCCTGCCATAGCTCTACCCCACCGGCTCCCATTGTGGGTGGTGATGGTGTCCCACCCTGGTCACCAACATAACAGCCGTATTTTTGCCATGCGCGGCCCATTGTTAGCTCAAGCTGAGTTATCCCAGGAACAGCTTCCAAGTCAATACTTGGGTCTAACTGCAATCGTGAGCCTTCTTCAACTGCGAATTGCACGGGCACACCGGCACCATTGGAGCCGTCAGTTTTTTGCGCCGGATATCTGTATTTTACTGGCCTAACCATATTTGAGGCAGTGAACAGCGCATGAGGAATTTCTCCTGATAACATCTCGCTCATTGTCATTAGTCCAGCGTAACGAGATAAGTTTGTAGCGGTAGCTGACCCAGAATAATCCCGCCCATCACCGTTAAAATCAGCAACTCCACCCCAAGTGGCATACCACTTATCCTCTGTGGAATCGTAGAAAGCTTGCCAGAACGAGAAAACCTTTTTCGTTACGGGGTCAGATACGCACAAATGGCCGTCCCACCCTGGCGGGACTTGTGTGCCGTAGGGAATTGGCACTTGATAGCCGGTCCACGGAAGCGGCAAACTTGGTGGATACCAGTCGGGGTGTACCGTTTTCCCAATAAACTCTACGTTGTATCGCGGTGTGTCTGGAAATATCTCATGTGCGTGGACTAATCCGTTGCCAAACCGTCCCCACGATATTGTGTGATGTTGACCGGGGTCTTCCATTGTGAGATAGCTGGCTATTCCCGCTGAATTCTCGTCCAATACAGGGTTTTCAGGTATCGGACTCCACAGCCATTCGGCTTTTTGGAAGAAATTACGCGCCTGAACCGTTCCCCCATCAAATGCGCCCCAAGGCAAATGATTCCCGGCGTTCCAGCCCATCTGTCCCAATAGCGTTTGGTCTGGCAGGTTGAAGTTGTCGATGATAATTGCACCGGGATTGGTTTCTTCCGTATCCCAGAACCCACATGTCATTAGACATTCGACAGAACTGAGGTCCACACTCGCTATTTTTGATCTAAGCGCATCCCACGCAATCGCATTGGAGGACGCTTCCCAGTAAATACGTCCATCGTACTCGCGCAATCTGAACCACTTGTGTTTACTGGCTATAAATGTGGCTGTGGTATCAGAGTGAACACCGTCTACAGTTTCCCTAAGAATAATCTGACTATAGTCGCCACCGCTAATGATGAATTTAACGCCGTTGCCGTTACTGACCTTCGCACCGAATTCAAACGTGACGTTACCGGGATAGCCAGTGCCGACGTTCGTATTCTGTATCAGTTGGAATAGGAAATGCGAATTCGTCAAATCCCAGCGTTCAAACGAAATAATGTAGTTGTAGTCAGCAGTTGCAGTTTCGGTCAATCGCCCACTTTCAACAGACCATTGCTCTGTGTACCACTTCGACTCGTCTAGCGTAGCAAAGTCATCTGTGAACAGATGCGCCTTGAACGGAAGATCAGGGCCAACTTCGGAATCTGGGCTAATGACATTGAAATTGTCCAGATAAACCGGAGCGTTGGACTCAGTACCGTAGAATCCACTTCCTATCTGAATCTTGCCAGCCGACAGGTCCAGCGTAGTGCTTTGCATTCTGCGGGTTGTCCAGTATTCGCCATCTATGGACGTTTCCCAATAAATAATTGAGCCTTCGGTACGAATCCTGAACCATTTATGTCTCTCTGGGCTTAATGAAATGGCTACGGTTGAGCTAACCCCATCTATTTTCTCAACAAAATAGAGGTATCCACCAATGGCCTCTATTTGCGTGGCAACGTAGGTATTGTTGCCGTCTATCACAAAGGACAATGACGTGATATATGTGCCATTGCCAAGCGCCATATTGTCCGTTAGCTCTATGGCAATCTGAGAATCGACCAAATCGTAATCGTCTACAGAGGTAATTGAGTAATACTGATCCGTGGAAATGATCCCCAGTTTGCCACCGGAAGTGCCTACTGCACCGTCGCCCCACACAACCCATTTAGCTGCATCAAGCGCAGCTTCAAAATCATCAGTGAGAGTTTCCGCTTTAGCCATTTATTGAATCCTCGTTAGAGGATGAGATTTACGCATTTGTCACCACCACGTCCACGGCCACGCCTGTTGCTGCCGTTGTGCTTCCCGCAGAAGTACAATTAATCCGAATTAGATTGCTCACTACCTGTACCTGATTTAATGTCACGCTTGCCTCTGTTACTGAACCAGAGGTAATCGTGAGCGTTCCGATAGTGCTCCAGGCTGCCCCGTTGAAGTGCTGAACATCTACAACAAGACTTGATCCCACGGGTGCGCTAGATACGCGCATTCTGGCGGCAATGATCGTTCTATCGTTGTATGCGCGATCTGATGCAGATACCCCAATCACCGCCACGGGGGTTGAGAATCGCACCGGCACAACTAGATTCTCTATGTTAATGATTTCGCGTACTGCGGGAGCATCCTCTGCCGTACCGATAGCCAAACCAATGTCGCTCACATCTTGCAATTGCGACATTTCATTGACGATAATGCCCTGCTCAACCAACTCTAAGTATGCGTCAAGAATAGCCTTGTAGTACGCATAACCCGACTGAGAGAATTCCCCTACGAGAATTGGCCTTGGATAAGACCTTGGGCCAGTTTGCCCAATTAGGAATTCTGCATCATTGTCCAGTATGTCCAATTGGGCCTGAACAAATGCGCCGTGAGGGATAGACCATGCGTTGTACGAATTCCATGTGACAGTATCGGCCACTACACCATAGGTGCTCCACTGATATGCCGTAATTGTGCGCGAGCCACGACCTACGAACCATACGTCAGGCATTGGCTAACTCAATTCATAAACTAGGCCGGTGACCGTGTTCAGGTAGAAATCGCCGGGAATTGATCCTGCTATCGAACCGGGGAGTCCAGCCCCAGAAAACCACTTTGAACCACGTCCAGTGCCCTCTACGAGATTGTTATACAAATCAACTATCCGTGCGTAGTAGATGTACGCACTATCTTGATAATCAACTGGCCTGTCTGGGGAAGGCCAAGCTCTAGGTCCATCTTGATTCAGAGCGAAGTCTGAGCGCATCGACGCCAAGATATTTAATTGGTCGCTCGTCAAATCGCTGTGGGGAACTGACCATCCATTGGACGCATCCCAGGATGTGGCTGCGGCTACTATTCCGTAGTCAAACCAATCTTTAGTAGAAATGGTGCGTTTGCCCATTCCCACAAACCATACGTTTGGCACATTAAATCAATTCTTGATCTTTTTGCCCGACATAGACTGTACGCCGCGAATAGCATTTCTCGTATTAGTGCGTGCAATGTAGCCGCCCTTGCGTGCAATGTAGCCGCCCTTGCGAACAGTTACGCGAGCAGCCCGAAATCTGCGACGAGACGGCACAGAACTTGACCGATATGGATTTTTTCTAGGCTTCTTCGGCTGCGGCGCTTGCATGTGCCCCTTGGCATTCCTTGTGGGTTTGCCATGACTGAAGCCCTCTGTAAATCCGTGGCGAACACCCCTTGTGTACCCTTTTCGCGCTCCCGCACGATATACCTGATGAGTACCGACTGCCGCCGTACCCACCATTACTGCCCCAGCAGCGGCCAAAGCTACCTTTTGCTTGGTGCTGAGTTTCCTACGATAACCCTGTGCGTTCGTAAATCGCCCGTGGGAATCTCGGTAGTAAAGTGCTCTACGCCCCATTTACCCATCTCCCTTAAATGGGAAAGCCAATGCCTTGGCTCGGCGTAACCTTGGCATTGGCTCCCCATTCCCTCGTCGTCAGCGGTAACCCCGGACCAGGCTTTCGCGAGCCAAGGGAAGTCTTGGACGAAACTACTTGAACTTGGTATTTGATTGCGCTGGATTGAACCCATTGCCGCGCTTGACACGCTGCGAGATTCGTCCAGAAACCTGCGGTGCGTTGACTTTGCGACCAGCACTGAATTGCGGAGCTTGACGCAGAGAGGTTTGTGCGGCGTTCCGGCCTTCCTCCCTCAGGTCGTCGGTGAAAACGTCGTAGGGGATCGGACGGGTCTTGCCCTTGCCCAAGTAGGTCTTGCTCATCCGCGCTTTGCCGATTGGCATGATGACTGCCTCTCCTAGAGTTGCTTGTTTGCGATCTTACCGTGACTGCGGGGCAATTTGGTCATCTGGCGCAATTAGCTTCATTCGGCATGTCCCAGTACCAGCAAGAGCTTTTTCATCCTTGAACACAACGCTAAATCCCAAATTCTCTAGCGAAGTCGCCCCTTGCGCTCTCGCCGCGAAGCGTCTATTGCGAGCCTTTTTAATGCGAGCCTTTGCTTCCTCAATCTCCTTCTTTTTGTCAACAACTGCCACCATTGCGGCATACGTATTGTCGCCATCTTTGTCCTCGCTTTCCGTTTCCACCACAACAGCCGTGTCTGTAACATCCACCATATGAATGTCAAGGTTTTCCTCTACTGCCTCGTCGTCGGCATCCTCGTCGTATTGTTCATCATCTACGGCGACTTCGCCCTCTATCACATTTCCGGGCTTATCGGTAAGTGATGGCAACTCCCCATTTCGGTAGTCATCTCTAGACCCGCCAGTGACGGCGGCCATCATCGACTCAAACGGCTTTTCTGACGTATGCGTAATCAGCACATCCGGTGTCTTACCCAGGATTCGCTCAATATTCCACTGTGCGGCCTGAATACGATCCCTCGGCTCATTTAGCTCAGACATAGCCATTTCACGCATGACCTTAATCATGTCGTAAGCCTGCTCTTGCATCATTCGCTCAGCCCTAGCGAAAAACTCACGCTTCATCTGATCGAAGATTTTCTTATCCGCAATAGGACTTCTAGTGAATGTCCCATCGTCATTGCGGATCATGCCCTTGGCAATTTCCTCATCATCCAACTCAGAGACAGGAATAATGCCAACCGTAACCTTTTGCAGACGAGATAGCGTACTAATGTCGTCTGGCAAAATATTACGATGCATAGTGAATACCTTGTCAGCAGGATGTAGAGCGCCACCATGATTCGTACAAAAACCAGTACGATTCATAGCTAGCTTCTGGCACGCATACCCAGCATTGCGTATCCCGCCACAGCGAACCAGATCATTCTTGCCAGTTGAGTACAACAACTCAGCGTTGTAGTCAGCCAATTCCGTAGGCAAATACGTTCCTCGCATAGCCCTTGGAATATGGTAATCAACTGCCTTATGTGAGTTGCGGCAGTGCGCTGTAGTTTTCAAATCCTCACGGGGATCAACGTACGTCGGCACTTCCATACCTAATGACGGCACATAACGCATCGGGCCATCAGGTTCACCCATGAAAACCTGTCCTGGCTCTGCCGCTCTAACAAATTTCGTAGCGATTGTCTTCACTATCCCTCCCGTGTCACGCCAGTTTTAATATTTGGCACTGGGAACTTCGCCGGTGGTGTCATTGCCTTTTCCTGAACAATAGCGGGCTGCCCACCATATCTATCAGGATTGCCCTCAACAAACAACAACTCTCGGCCTTGCTCTCCACTCGGATCAACGCTGTCACTTCGTCGCACTCCGACTTCTTCATAGAAATCGTAGTCGATATCCTTTTCCTCTGGAAACGGTAATCTTCCAGATTGGAAGTTTGAGTCAGGATGTGGTGCCAAGCCATTTCCCCAGGAAAACTCACTTTCTCCCAGTTTGGCCGTAGGATCAATAGGTAGCGTCATGGCTTCATAATAGCGCAAGCCTTCATTTCTTGCTTCAAAAATCTAATTGTGTTGTGCGGCGAGTCATTTTCTCCCGTTTCACCCATTTTCATCCCTCTCCACCCCATCTTGGCTACTTCTCCCTCTCCCCTTCGCTCCCGCAAGCCCCTGACCTGCACATAACCACTTAGTAGTAACTTTTTTCACAACTGGTAACTCCCATTTCCCCAGGTCAGAAGCCTACAGTAACTACTTACTACTTGTTACTACATTATTTAGAAACTATATATAGGTATTTGTGCTTGTGTATGTGTATATGCCTCATGTGTGTTTCACGCATAGAGGCTAACGCGCCAAAAATCCGGTAACTTCGGTTACAAAGGTAACATGCCAGGTCAGAGCATGTTTTGAGTTGTAACAGAGTAACTACTATTCGGTAACGCCGTAACACACTTCAACTAACAGAGTCATTTTAATACACTTTTTCACGGTAACCAGTGCAAAAGTAGTTGTAAAAACCAATCAATCCACTCCCGAATAGTCACGTCATCGGGCAATCTATACGGTCACACACCTGTTTCTCCCCCATCATCCGTTCGACTTCCCTATATAAAGACTCATCACGGGTAAATCGCTCCATTCCCCGTATCTCTGCATGAATGTTGTGGGTCACATGGGCCAAGATCAAAACGATAACGGATTCCTCCACCACCGTATTTAGCTGTGGATCGTGAATTGTCGTCCACACTGCATACCCCAGCATGACAATTGTCATGAGTCCGAAAAAGATACCGAATGATTTCGCCACAAAAGTCTGGGTATTTGTAATTCCTAGCATATTCCGAACCTTTCGCCGGAAGGTGAGTTCACCGTATCCACTGTCACTTTCCCTCCATATCTTTCTCGGTATTGATCTTGACAGAATTCATGTGTGTCTTAGTTCTAGCGATTCTGGCTGTTTTACGCAGCTTTACCCCATACCACACCTTCGCTATTTTTTCGTCAATCCTCGCTGTTTTCTTGTTGTAGCCCAGATCGCCCAGTCTCCTACTGAATCGTTGCTGAGTCAGTCGCTCACGATAATCCAAATCGCTGTCCTGGCACCACCGCTTGTACGCTGCATACATATCTGCGATATACACATACGCATCATCGCTACCTGGCATAAGCATTTCACTAGCAAACTCACTGAGTGGATCAAGCTGCCCAGCGAAGCGGTCAGTAGCCTTGACGATCTCATCTGAGCGGGGGATGCCTCGTTGGCAATACATGTTGTAGCCGTCGATCAGCCACGCCAAGATGGCCGGTCCACTGTGATCCTCTAGCTCACCACTGGCCCGCTTTTCGTCCTTCTTGTCTTCAATTCGCTTGTCAAATGGCAACACCACCATTCGTTTCCTAAGTGCCTCATCAGCACCCAGAATCTCTGGCGGGGTATTGGTAGCCATAATCGGTATGAATTGAGGCACACCGGCAACTTCGACGTTGGAGCCTTTTAACTCAGCTTTCACAACATCATTCCCCGTCATGCGCTTGACCGTGGCGACTGACAGCTTATCGGTGCTGCTCAGTTCTGACGTAAATACGACACGACGTGGCATCGCGTTAGCTAGCGCAGGATTGAGTTTGTGGTCACCGAAAATTGTGAGGTTGACGGTAGAGGCATAGTCACCCAGAGCCGCTGCGAGCGCCCTGAGCATCGTGGACTTGCCCGTAGACGTGCCTCCGTTGAGTATCAGCATCATGCGTTCTGGGTTCCCACCGATCAGGCAGTGGCCCAAGATGGTCTGGTAGTCGTCGCGTCGGCCAACAGGAATGAATTGGTCTAGGTATTCCTCCCAGAGCTTTTTCCCACGGTCATGATCGGGGATACCGGCATACGAGTCCCACGCTACTTCCGTATTAAACGTGATGAAATCGCTAGCGTAAGCTTCACGTCTAAAAGCACCATCAGTACGCAACTCCACAGTGCCATTCGCAACTCCCAACAGGTAGTGATGCTGATTTAATTCGTTGATATCCATAGTGACACCGGGGAACTTCTTTGCCGCCTCAATCGCAGCGTTGGCCTGTGGGTTGTTGCCGCTCTTTCTGGCCCACTCGCGCCACATCTTAGCCTCGGCGAAACGCTGCTTGACCAGGGCAGGCATAGGTGTCACATTACCCGTTTGGTCCCAAAGTTGCTCTGCCTCAAGGTATTTCGCGTCAGCGTGAGCCTCTTGCAACCGCCTCACACGCCAAAAAGCCCGTCGCACAAGGCCATTGGTGTCCAGCACCCACCTGGCGGGCCGATCAATCGTGGCATCAGTCCACAGAATCCACCCATAGCCCTCAACCCATTTCACTCGCCCGCTTTTATACTTAAGCAAATCACAAAGGAATTCGCCGTTACCGTCATCGTTGAGCAAATACTCGTCGGGGTCTTTGCCTGCACCCCAAGAGATTCGGTCCAGACCGTCATCGGGTCCACCGCCGTCAGGGTCGTTGATTTCAGCAGCTTCTTCGTCAGTGAGGAACAGACCACCGGCGTTTCCACCTTGGCTAGCCACAACCCCGCCAGCGTTGACGATGGCAGCCCTTATGACACAAGGACATTCGGGAGGGGTGTAGATACCACCAGCAGACGTGGCGTTATCGACTTTCTTTTTTACTTTACGAAAAGCGTTGGTGTAGCTGCGCCACATTTCTTTATTGATGGTTTCAGCATCTCGGCCCTTACCGTCGCGAGCTACCAAATCTTCCACCCAGTAGTCGCCAACCTCCTTCATGGCGTCTTCCCAACCCGAATGGCCTTCTGCCCCAAGGTTTATGATCTGCCAGTGCGCGTGAAGAATCTTATCGTGCGACGTAGCTTCTTCGGCAATTCGTTTCTTCCAGGTACGCACAGCTTTTCGCATGAACGCACACTGAGAGTCTTTGTCATTGAATTGCTCAGCGGCCCAGTCATATACCTCATCGGTAGACAAATCCATGTCGATTCCGGCATCGGAATCAAGCATCATGCCTTTGGTGAGATGTTCCAGCCACTTCTTAGGCAGAATAGGAACTGTTGTTACATGGGGGATTTCGTGAAGCGGCGTCGGCACTGAATTTGCGAGTGCGGCTGCCACGTCTTTTCGTTGCCCGGTTTCATGTCGTACATCAGAGTCTCTGTCTCCCGATTTATTTCGTTTCGTAAAGAATTCATCAGGGTGATACAGGCAATACTGCGAATCGCTTTTCGGATTGTACGAGGGCCAAGTAACCGCGAAACGGTGGTTTTTCTGAATAATTTCGATATCTTTGTCTGCTTGGCCTCCGAAAGCCAAGCCGCGAGGAACAAGATAGAATCGAATTCCAGAGTCGTAATCGCCTCTTGAAGCTCTAGCGGTGCTGACGTAAGTTCGTGGTAGTGATCCAAGTTGCATTTCGAGAGCAGCAAGTTGTTTTGCTCCCTCTTTAGTCTTTCCATTATCTTCATAGTTATCAACGTCGATTCCGATTACTTCGTAAATGCCTGGGGGAGTGAGCTTTCCGTTAACATCGACAGTTCCCTCTACAATCTCGACTGCGAAACCCAAGTGTTGCCCAATGTTTCCGCGTTTATATTGGGCCATCTTGGCCCATTCGGACACCTGTTCATTACTCGGGAATTCAGCGTTTCGTCCAGTCCAACCCGTAGGCGGCGGGTTTTTCTGTCGAGCGGGGAGAGGTATGGTGCCCGTCCAACCCCGATCTCTCCATAGTCTGGCTCCACGGACGAAAGGTCGCGCTGAGAGCATATCGCGAGCAACGGGTACGGCTGTGCCAGAGTCTTTTTCAGTTCCTCCCACTGAATCAGCAGCGCCTCCGTCGCTTTCGACCGGCGAAGATACATCGTCGGCCCGTCCTTTATTTGCATCTTCAAATACTGTTCCGTCGTCATTAGCCACGCGCCGAACCTTTCTATATTAAAATCGCCCCTCACCCCGTCAGATAGGGAGTGAGGGGCACAACATTACCGCAGGTCAGAGGCCATTTCCAGAGCATCTAGGGGTGGGGGTAGCTTGGGCGAGTCGGTCCCACATCTTGTGTCGCAAAAAGCACCCACGCTCAGTAAAGCGTCACCCACGCTCAGTAAAGCGTCACCCACGCTCAGTTATCCGTACCCACGGAGACACCAGACGTGTCACAGCGCACTTGTTAATCGCGCCGATTGGTGCGGGTGATGCCATTACCTGCCATGCATGATTCTCGTCGTCCAACTTGCTGACACGGGTGACCGTGCCGTCTGGATTGCACTCCCGGCCCAGGACGACATCGGTGGGGTGTTTGTCGTATTGCACACCCCACTCGGCGGTCAGCCCTATTGCTTCTATCGCCGCTTCTGCTAATCGCTGGTAGTAAGACTGCACAAGTTCAGCGGAATGCTCTTTGTCGTCTTCTTCACGTATAGCCGCCGCGACGGTATCGACAAGATCAGACATCACACCACCGACCAAACATCAGTGAGCGGCACGACATACGCCTCAGCGGGCACATCAAACAAGCCGTCGTCAGTCATCAGTTACCTCCGTCGAGAATGGCAAGGATGTCGTCCAGCACTTGCATCCCTGGCAATTTCAGACTGTTGATCTCCCGTATCGCGGCGAGTTGTGCCGCTTGGGATTCCGCCAACTCAAGCGTCTCGCCAAAAATCCTTACGGGATAACCGGATGGGTGTTCGTTGTGGTATTTCGCCTCTGCATACTCCTGCAATGCTGCTTTCGCCCGTGAGATCACGTCATCAGTCATGG